CTGGATATCGATTTTCGTGTAATAGGAATACCGAGACTGATTGACTGGCAAAGCGCCACAAACTGTAAATGCAAACGATAACGTTGCCTTTGCTCTAGCTGCTTAAGCTAGCATTGGGTTTTCGGCGGTTTTCCTCGAAACAGAATAAACCGTCAACCGTTCTAGTTTAGGGTTAAAACGAGACTATAAAGAGTTTCGAAACCCTAAATATAATGCACCTTTGAAAAAAAGTGCCCAGTGTAGGGAGTCACTGGTTAATCCTCTCTCCAGTTTAACAATCCAAGGAATAGAGATGCCTTCCTTTAATAAGAAGACATTGAAAATTCTTTCTTCAATTTTAGTGGTAATTGTAATATATTGTGTATCATTGAGTTATGCAAAAGAAAGAATCGAAGACACCGCAATGGAATACACTGTCGGTGGATATGAGAAAGTCGAAAGCGTAAAACGACAAAACCAAGAAATTTTACAAAAACAAGAAGAAATCATACAAAAAAACGTTAAAAAAGAAAAACAAAAATACCTGTCACAAAATTCTGCAGCAATAACTTGTCTAGCAGATAACATCTACTACGAAGCAGGTAATGAACCCAGAAAGGGTAAAATCGCGGTTGCAGGTGTAACTTTAAATAGAGTTCGCAATCCAAAATATCCATCAAACGTTTGCTCTGTCGTTTATCAGAGAACAAGTAGGGTCTGTCAGTTCAGTTGGACGTGTATGCGTCGACCTGCCAAAGACCCAGTATTATACGCCGAAGCAAAAGATATTGCTAAAAAAGTATTGACTTCTGAGATCAATACGCGTATAGTAGTTAATAGTAACGTGTTGTTTTACCATGCGGATTATGTTAGTCCAGGGTGGAGATTACAGAGAGTTACTAAAATCGGTAGACATATTTTTTACGCAGGATAGATTATGGTAACGGAAGTAATTCCAATAACTGATGAGTTTTTAATAACTAAGCAATTTAAGACGGCAGCAGAGTTCTCCATCTTTATTGAGAAACTCGCAAGAGACTCTAGAACACCATGTATGGATATTCTAATAGACTATTGTGAGAAACGAAATATTGAGGTGGGCTCTGTTGCTAGTCTTATCAGCGCATCACTTAAAGAAAAGATTAAAGTTGAAGCGCAACAACTCAACATGTTAAAAAACGATGATGGGGTTTTGCCTCTCTGATGGACTCGCTTCAAGTTTATCAATTGTATCTCTCATTGAGATTGCATTTCACTAGACCTGATTTCGATATTACCAAATCCCGTAAAGGGGTAAAGGTTTCTAGAGAAGCATTCTTGAAACGCAAAGACTTGTTTGCTCTGCGCAAAATTGCAGATACAAAAACAAAAACTGAGGTCATTGATTTTCTAGTTGCCAATTTTGTATCTGGAAATCAATGGGGTGGTGTTTTTGATACAGAGGCAAATGAAGTCTATACAGAGTGGCAGACACGAATGCAGAAATTAGGATATACTTTTAAACAAGATATCCAAACTCTCTATGCAGATGGTAATCCCCTCGAAGTAATTGATGGTCAACACCCCAAGATATTAAAACTTTATCTTGGTAAAAAGATTTCTCTAGAATCTATTGCTATTTTGGCAAAAATAGGTATACTAGAGAATAACGATTATAGTTCTTTATCGAATGATTTTATTTGGAATGACTTCGTGCATTTGGTAAAGAAATATAAACCCTTTGTCAAAATTGATAAGGGGCATTACATCCGCCAACTAGAACAGGAGATTGGGACGGTGGTAAAATAACTATGGGTAAGTCTCGTAGAAGCGATTATGAAGACCGTGGTTCCAACCGCATTCGACATAATGAAAAAGACGTAAATAAAATACGTAAAAGCAAAAACAACTTGTATAAATATATTGGTAGTCGAGAAGATGATTTCGATGACGACTTTTATTATGATACAACGTCAAAATAAACATACAACGCAAACATAAGGACAATACATATGTCAAATAATTCTCTATCTGACCTCCGCAAGCAACGTGGAAATTTCGACTCTCTCATGAAGGCAGTCGAGTCAATCGCAAACCCCACCACAGAAAAACGTGGCGATGATGATCGTCTCTGGAAACCGACTGTCGATAAGACAGGTAACGGTCAAGCAGTGCTTCGTTTCCTCCCTGCTCCTGCAGGTGAAGAACTTCCGTGGGTTCGCGTATGGGACCATGGTTTCCAAGGTCCAACTGGTAAGTGGTATATCGAAAACTCACTTACTACTCTTAACAAACCAGATCCTGTAGGCGAACTTAATTCCGAACTTTGGAATTCAGGTATCGAATCGAACAAGGAAATTGCTCGTAAGCAAAAGCGTCGCCTTTCTTACATCTCAAACGTTCTTGTTATTCGCGATCCTGCGAATCCTGAGAACGAAGGTAAGGTCTTCCTGTATAAGTACGGAAAGAAGATCTTCGATAAGATTAAGGATGTGATGCAACCTACGTTTGAAGACGAGAAACCAGTCAATCCATTCGACCTCTGGGAAGGTGCTAACTTTAAGTTGCGCATTCGTCAGGTTGAAGGTTATCGTAACTACGATAAGTCGGAATTCGACGGTTCAACTCCTCTCGACGAAAATGAAGATAAGTTGGAACAGATTTGGGGTAAGACCCATTCGCTTGCAGCGTTTCTGGATCCTTCAAACTTCAAGTCATACGACGAACTGAAGAACAAGTTGAACCTAGTCCTATCTGGCGTTTCTCGTGTTCCTACAGCAGAAAAGTCTAATCCGCTTGATGCCGAAGACGAACTGTTCGTTGAAACTAAGATGAAGTCTGCACCAGCAGCGTCCAAGGTAGATGATACTCCACCTTGGAAAGAAGATTCTGATGATGACACGATGAGTTACTTCTCGAGTCTCGCGGAC